TTTTGATGAATTGATTTATCAGACCGGTATGCTTAACTCTGACATCATTAGAAGGCTTGATAGTTTAGGGCTCAAAAAAAACTATGATGAGATTATAGCCGACAGTGCAGAGCCTAAGAGCATACAGGAGATGTGCAATGCCGGGTATAATGTTAAGAAAGCAGTGAAAGGTCCTGATAGCATCATTAAAGGTATTGACACTCTTTTAAGCAAACCTATATATGTAACTAAGAGGAGCGTTAACTTGATAAAGGAGTTAAGGGCATATAGCTGGGCGTTAAATAAGGATGGTAACCCGACTAATAAACCTATTGATGAGTATAACCATTGTTTTGTTGGGGAAACAATGATAACCACCGATAACGGTGAAAAAAGAATTGATAAAATAAGAGTAGGCGATTTTGTAGCCACTTCAAATGGGTATAAAAAAGTAATCAACATTTTTAATAATGGATGCAAAGAGATACTCTATATTAAAATAAAATTTAGTACCTTTACTGTTGAATTAAAGGCTACGCCTGAGCATAAAATTAAAACAGCAGAAGGATGGAAAAAGTTAAAAGATTTAAAAGTAGGGGACAGGTTATTTACAAGAGCCAAGAATTTAATGGGAAAACCTATTACCTATACCCAGGAGAAAAGTATTATTCTAGAGGATGCAATAGAATGCATGTCGCTGTATGGGAGTTCTATAATGGGAAAAGGCCAAAAGGTTACCATATTCATCACATTGATGGGGATGTTGAAAACAATCGCATCGAAAACCTTGAATGTATTTATGGGCGTGAACACCTGTCAAACCATGCAAAACAGCTCATGGAAGATGATAAGTATGTTGAAGAATTGCGTAAGAGGATGGATCATGCTCGTGTGTTCGCAAATAAATGGCATGGTTCTGAGGATGGGAGGAAATGGCACTCAAAGCATGCAATTAAGGTTGCAGCCAATTTACAGCCAAAGGACTATATTTGTGAAGAGTGTGGAATATCCTACCAAAGCAAGAGTGGAGGGCGCTTCTGTTCTAATAAATGTAAGGCAAAGAGCAGGAGAGATTCAGGAGTTGACGATGAACAAAGGATTTGCGAGCAATGTGGAGAAACATTCATTTGCAATAAATACGCAAAAAGAAAATTTTGCGGTAGAGAATGTAGTGGAAGAAATCTCTCTCGTATCCGTAGGAAAGGATAATGTTTACGATATAGAGGTTGATGATATGCATGAGTATTTCGCAAATGGAATACTGGTACATAATTGCATAGATGCATCACGCTATGCCGTTATGCATAAGATTAATAAGTTCGAATTTTCAATAGGATAAGATATGAAGTTGAGCAAAGAACATAAAAAATTATTAACGCTTGTGATGTTATCACTTGCGGCGTTGATGCTTATATATATTTCAATTTCATTTATACAGTTGACGTTTAATTTCGTGGATTGGTGGGCGGGGAGCCGGGTAGCATTGATTATTTTTTGGGTGGTTTTCACGGTATTCACAGGAATAAATTTATATAGCGAAGATGATTAAGCAGGCATTAGGATTAAAGAAACATTCAACAAAGGCGTTGAGCACACCGCTCAATAGTCCATTTTCGCTATATAATGTGCCGTTGACGTTATATAGCTGGGAAGCGAAAGATTTCGTTGAGAAAGGGTACACGAAAAATGCAAATGTTTATAAGATAGTCCAGAAAATCATTCAAAAATTAGGTGTTGCCCAGCTTGAACTGTACATTGACAATGGCGATGACAAGGCTAAAAAATACAGGAAATACAGGAGCAATAAGTATAACGCCACACCGACAGAGCACGTAAAAAAACGCTTGTACACGAAAGCACTTGAATATGCACCTGAGGAGAGCGACCTGTTCCAATTGCTGGAAAACCCTAATCCTGTTCAGACGTGGCGTGATTTATCAGAATTGTTCTGGTTGTTTTACACGGTACAGGGCGAATCATTCTATATCAGGGAGACGGCATTAAACTCATACAAGGCACTCGAATTATACACTGTGCCACCATCAAGGATGAACCATATAATCAAGGATGACGAGCTTGTGGGGTGGCAGTACAATATGCCTGATGGGCGTGTTAGAACGTGGATAGGTGATGACATGAAAAATGTTTTTCACATGAAGATGGCAAGTCCTTTGTTTGACATCGGTGGCTCACAGTTCAGGGGTTTTTCACCGCTTTTGGCTGGATTGAAATACTTGCAGCTTGATGACTATGCCATTGAAGCGTGGCTAAAATCATTGCAGAACGAGGGGGCAAAAGGTATCATTTCACCAAATCACCCTGATAAGGAAAATTGGTTGAATCCGGAACAGAGGGAGAAAACCCAGGAGATGGTGGAGGCTAAGATACAGGGTGTGGACAATAAAAATAAAATTGTCGTGAGCGGTATGCCACTCCAGTACACCCAGATAGGTTTATCACCTGATGCGCTTAACATCATTAACTCGCTTGAAAAAGCGGGTGACAATTTATGCGATTTATGGGGAGTTCCTGCTGTTCTGTTTGAGAAAAACCCGACCTATCAGAATCAGAAAGAGGGTACAGCAAGGTTTATTAGAGACGTTATACTTCCTTACCTGAACAAGCAGGAGGACGCGCTTAACAAATGGCTGGTTGATCCTTTCAGGACAGAGGGAGGACGGTTCATTAATTATGTTCTTGATTACGATACAAGCCTGTACGATGAATTGCAGATATCACTCGAAGAGCGAAAGAGCCTGGAGGGCAAATTAACGCTGAACGAGTTGAGGGCGATTGATGGCTTCGATTCAATCGATAACGAATATGCGGATGAGGTATTTATTGATACAAACAAAATACCTTTGAGCGATTATTCAGGTGGCAATGATTTTATTAATTAAAAGATATGGCAAACAGTAGATTTTTTACACGGTATCAAACAGCACTTGACAGGCGGATGTTTCGTTTGGAGAGGAAATATCGTGCAAAAATTTACAAGGAATTGCAGAGACAAAGGGATGAGCTAATAGAGACAGGCACGTTTATTTCACGTTTTGAGCCTATTTTTAGAGACCTTTATGGAGTAGATGGGTTAACAGTAGGCACCAGTCAATATAATCTCTTAGACGGGCTTAAAACGGGTAAAAGTGTATCTGATTTCTTTAGTACAGCATGGAGGGTATGGATGGAGGTTTTTGTTCAAACTCGGATGGCTCAAAAGATAGTTGCTATTGACACAACGACGAGGGAAGCGGTTCAGGAGGTCTTAAGGAACAATGTAGGAGTGCCGTTCAATCAAATAGTGGATCAATTAAAAATGTTTGATAGACAAAGGGCAATGAGGATAGCGCGCACGGAAGTAGCACAGATGGCGAATGAATCACAAAGGCAATCGGCTATAGCGTGGAAAGAAGAGGTAGGCGAGTTCACGATGTATAAAATATGGATGCACAGAGGGGCGAAAGACCCAAGAGCGCACCATGTGGCACTTGATGGAGTGGCTATTCCGGAGAATGAGCAGTTTCAGATAGTTGATGCTTATGGCGTTGAATACGCGGATTATCCACACGCTGAGAATTTGAGTGCACGAAATGTAGTTAATTGCAGCTGCACGGTGACATATGTAAGTGAAGCATATTATAATGCGAGATTAAGAGATTAAGAGATTAAGAAAAAAATATTGTAACACGATATGGAACAAAAAGATTACAAAATAAAAAAAGCGGATATATTCAAAAGCGCAAATGACGGGATATTGTCAGGCTACGCAAATGTTTACAATATAGAGGATTTGCAGGGTGATATTTCGAGGTTTGGATGCTTTGCAAAAACTGTTTCGGAGAACCACAAGTCAATGAAGGTTTATAAAAACCATAAGTCAAGCGAGTTTGTGGGTGTTCCATTAAAACTTGATGCTTATGATCCTTACGGTCTTTATATGGAGGCAAAGATTATCATGGACACACAGCTTGGAAAAGATACATATCAGGAAGCAAAATTTATGTTTGAGAATGGCTTCGAGTGTGGCTTTTCCATTGGTGGTTGGGTGATGAAAAGAGATAAACAGGATAGCCGAATCATCACTGAGTTTAAACTTGATGAGGTGAGCGTCCTGACTATGCAACCAGCTAACCAATTATCAATGGTTGATATAGTTAAGTCAATTCAGGCAGAAACAGAATTGACACAAGCGAAATTTTGGCAAACGATTATAAAAGCTTATGACAGCCAATTTTCAGACAATATATTAAAAAGTTTAGAACAATTTTTGACACTCAAAGAATCGAGCCGTGAGGACACACTCGGAGCAGTTGAGCCGTCAGCGGATAAATTAATAACTAATATTTACGAATTATTTAAAAATTAATATTATGACAGAAGATTTAGAAAAAGCCAAACAAGAGGCTTTAGAAAATGTAAAGAAAACAGCTGAAGAAGCTGCTAAGGGTGTAGCCGAAAAATCGGTTAAGGAATTAAATGATAAGGTTACTGAATTAACTGCTCAGCTTGAAAAAGCTACGAAGTCGGAGGACATCGAGGCGGTGAAGAAAGAGCTAACCGAAAGTATAAACAAACTTTCGGCAGAGGTTAAAAAACAGGGACAGATAACTGATAAAAATGAAAAGAGCATGTCAATACATGATGCAATTTCAG